CCACTCTCCGTATAGACGATCAATTAATTGACCACCAATTTCAAGCTCGGCGTATTTCATTAAATTAAAACCTAACCGAATCTGCTCGTTATTCCAGCTGAATGTACTGCCGTCTGTGCCTTTGGTGGGAAGTACGACCTCGAGGTATGTTGAGTAAAGGAGATCGGCATGGCGTCCGATGATAGCACTCTGCTTAGTGCCCCAGTTCGGCTGGCCAGAAAAATTGATACGGAACGGCTCCATGGCGAAGTTTGTGTGGCGCTTGAAGAGACCCTTCCAGAACGTAATTTGCGGATTGCCACTGAGGTATGCATCTTGGGCGCCACAGGCGACGAGCTGTAATAGACCACCACCCATTTGTCTTTATATGTTAAGCATACTGAATTTTTTAATGGTGACGACGACGGCGCGTTTTAGTAGGGGACGCTGAAGCCGTCTTGCTATACGTCTTCTTGGCCTCTAGAATTACCTTCTTGAGGCCGTCACCCTTCTTGTACGTACCCTTTGACTTCATCGTCTTCATCGTCTTCTTGACATGAGCGAGCCACTTGTTTGCCATTTTGTATTGTACAGTAGAGTTTTTATACAACCACGTTGTATATCGGTGAAATTTTCTGCATAGGCTGGAAAGATACCGCAGGGTCCGGCTGAACAGGAGTCTTGTATTTTTTAGGAACAAGCTCGCGTAACGCTTCGGGCTTGAGGACTAGACTATTTTCCTGAAATTCGCCAATGTAGAGTTCCATCATACTATCAACAGATCCATAATTCATCATGATCCATTGGCAACCATACGTAAATAGTATTTGAGGATTATAGTTTGTTAAATCGGCACCAATATCGGGAACAACCATGGTAATTGAGTTGCGGTTGTGTTTGATCAGTTCTTCGTGGTCATAAGTTTGCGATGCTTCCATATATGTTAGACGACGCAGATGAGATGTCGACCACGAAAGATTTACAAGTTCTTCCATGAGTGTTCCCTTCATTGCACCACCGCTCACAATGATGATCTTGCGTTGTAGATTGCAAATGGGTTCAACGGCTATATTCTTACGCTGATAACTATATGTAGTATCTAGCATATATGTTCGACACGTTGTCTTCAGTATTTCGGCACATGCATTAATTGTTATTGTTTTGTTTGTATGGAATACTAAACTTAGCATAAATGGGTCTGAAGATACCGGGCAACTTACACTATTGAACGCATTGTTTGCAATTGAAACACAGCATGCTTCAAATGGTACTGTATTATATGCGTAATCCGTTCCTAACTTTTGGTTCTTTAGTCCAACTACGGGCTTACCATTTCCGTCGTCATAAATATCTAATTCCACAAGACGGGGACCAGCTTTGATTACAAGAGGTAGAATAGAGTCAGATACGTAGTCATAGACCTTTGCTGCCGGGTATAATGAATATGATGACGCAGCGATATAGTAATCACACAATCTCATATTAATGGGCGTTGTTGGACAACCAAGAGGAGCCAACTTTGTTACCTTCTCATACGCAGCAAACGTAGAGTTTGCCGTTAATTTTGCTTGTGTTCCCGAAGGTGTTACCGCATGATATACAGATGACGAAATAGCCCATACAATGACCGCACCAACGATAAATGCGAGAATATATACCCAAGTAGACCCTTCAGGCATATATGATTGTATTGTATCCAAGTATGACGGCTCCATTATTTACTTCCAACACGAAATAACATCCCACGTAACCCTCTCACAACGTCATCGGGAATCTTTTCATTCATCGGAATATCAAGTAAGCAACAATAGTGAAAGTATAAACAATACATTCCGCATTCTGAATCTTCGTATTGATGCCGTGTTTTATTGTAGCTCATAACCATAGGCTTTGAATGTGTCTTTGTTGCATCCCATTGTTCTTTCCATCGCTTCATGAGTACCTTTATTTCTGATTCGGGTTTCTGTGCATATGAATCAAAAAACGTAATACGAGGAAATTCTAACTCTGGACGAATGTCGCAAAATAAGGCTATCCAATGTTGACCAGGACCAGTACTTACATCGGTATTAAAAATGATACCGATTTGAGTTTTACCCTGTTTATAAATTGACTCAATATTCATCGAACATAACGAACTAATTAAACATCTGCCAGTCTTATTTCGTTTGTCAAAATCAATAGGAAACGCACCAACAAACGAATAATTAATAAACAATTTCATATATTGTTTTTCCAGAGCTTCAATTTCATCAGACGATAACCATTGTTCAGGATTTGTTACCCATGAGTTTGGAGCACGTGGTTTAGATAACATAGAAGTTATAATACACTCAGCCGTATCTGTTGTACAGTGGCTATGAAATCGTTTCTTTAGATCACTCCATATTTTTGATATATCTCCCTTTGGAATTGGTGTTTCCGAAGAGTGTTCTTTATTATAAATCGTTCTCAAATTTTCTATTTCATCCTCGTTGAATGACATCCTTATCTTCAAAACGGATTATGTTCTGGACAATTAAAAGTCATTAAAAATGGAGGATCAAATGAATATTCTTCGCGTTCTAACTCGTAACTACGCCGCATACGATAATGAACTACGTGGTCTAAATAATCGTGTTTACGAACTACGCGATGCCCGTAAGGGTGTAGAACAAAAGATGGTTGAAATTCTAAAAAACGATGAATTCAAAAATTTTGATAGACTAAAGAATCAGGAAGATGGTTCAATCATTCGAATCCAACGTCCTCAAACATGGAATAAACCTTGGACCATTTCACAGAAGGAACTAAAGACTATGCTCGAAGGTTACTTTGATTCAACTAAAAATTCCAACTCAACAGACTGTTTGGATTATATTCTTAAAACCAAGAAGGCGAGTCTGGTTGCAGATGAATTTGCTATTACTCGAACTATTGCAGAGTAAAAACATTTCATATAATAATGGCGTCAACATTTGCACATACAGTCATCGATAAAGCAGAAGAATTTTTTCCTGAGGTTGTGGAACACTTCAAGGCCAATGTAATTCAGTCTATGAGCACCAGGTTAGATAATCTTAAGGCTAATTATCCTGAACGCCACAAAGAGGTTTCTCAAAAGTGGCGTGAAATTGTAACAGCTGTAGAGCCTCGTCTTTTTAAGGAACCGGTAGGTGGTCGTAGAAAACGGACTACGCGACGCAGAAAGCATAAGACTACTAAATAATGATGCTTTATAATCCATACAACACGAACAACAGACTCTTCACGAAGAAAGACATTCAGTTAATTCTGTCTACACATAGAACAGAATTTACTGTTAAAAATAACAGTTTGTTTCAAACCGCAATGGTTCACTCGTCATACGTAAAGAAACAAAAGTATACTACACCGACTGGTGAAGAAACTGATCTTGCCGAATGTCCTAAAAATTGTCTACATTTGTTTGAAGAATCATATGAACGCCTAGAACACTTGGGTGATACAATTTTAGGAGCAACTGTATCAACTTACCTATTCAGACGTTATCCCGACGAGAATGAAGGATTTCTTACAGATTTGAAGAAAGAAATTGTCTGTAATGAAAAACTTGGCGAATTAAGTCAAAAGTTGGGTCTTGATAGATTTTACATAATATCAAGACACAATGAAGAAAATTGCGGTGGTCGACTAAACTCTAAAAAACTGTCAGATATTTTGGAGGCATTCATTGGCGCTCTTTGGTTAGATTCAAAAAATGATTTCCAAACTGTTACAAAATTTGTAGTTGCATTAATTGAAATGTATATCGATATCCCAGAAATACTGAGAAATAATCGAAACTTTAAAGAACAGCTGCAAAAGGTTTATCAATCAAAATTTCATCATACACCTACATATGCAATCGTATCGTCCTCGACAAATTCATACACCATGGCTGCATTAGATAAGGAAGGAAACCATATTGGTGTTGGAACGGCTCCAACTAAAAAACAGTCAGAACAGCTAGCTGCAAAGGATGCTCTACGCATTATTTAAAACTACTGTGTTCTTAACACGAGGAATGCGTCTAATAAGTAGTTCACGTTGAGTTCCGCCAACAGACATATCATCTCCTTCTGGGATACCTTCGATTGCACGAAGAGCTTCAGCTACACGCTGGGGCTGATCTGCAAACTGTAGAAGAAGCTGCGTACGAATTTGAGATCTTTTTAATGCAGGACGAGACGTGCGAACTGAGCGTGTAATATTGCCTACACCATTTCCTTCGATTGCAAAATTATCAACTTCATTTGCTTTCATATACTCTAAAATGGCTCCCGAGTTTTCTGTTTTTTTCTTGTGAATTTCTTTAATTTGTTGACGTAGTTTACGCTCTTCATCATCTAGCGAAATCCAATCTTTGATAGTTTGGCGAACGTTGTCCATTTGTATAACTGCGTTATTTGTATGAAAATTCATGCGTTTATTTTAAATTCTTATTACAAATGACACACGATCGTGTAAAGGCAGAAAAGAAACGTTTAGTTAGCGCTACACGAAGAGTCACTCGTGCAAAGAAGATACTTGCTAAAGCAAACAAGGCATTGGATCATACACGAAAGCGTATTGTTGATGCTAAACTAGCAAAAAAAGGTAGCAGCTAAGGAGTAATATTTTTATACTGATTTAGATATGGACGAAACTCCTACATCTGTCTCATGGAATTCTCAACTTGAGTTAATTCTTTCTCAAGAAGGTGAAAGAGCTTTATGTTACTCGTGGCTTCATAATAATTCTCAAAAGCGTTACACACGCATGGATACGTATATTACACTTCCTACTATTTTACTTTCAACCCTTTCTGGTTCAGCATCGATTGGATCAGCTTCAATGTTTCCAGGGCTAACAGGTACAGCGAGTCTTGCAATTGGTTTTCTGTCGTTATCGGTTGGTGTACTAAATACGGTATCAAGCTATTTTGGTTGGGGAAAACGATCTGAATCTCATAAATCTGCTGCTATGACATATTCAAAAATACATCGTTTCATTATGATTGAGTTATCGCTTCCTCGCTCTGAACGAATGGCTGCAAAAGATATGTTGAAAGTCATTCGTGACCAATTAGATCGTTTAATGGAAACAAGTCCTCAAATACCTGATCCCGTGATAGAACTATTTCGTCAAAAATTTTATTCGACAACTCCGGATATCACAAAACCCGAGATTACAAACGGATTAGATCCGATTCGCGTGTATCATGAAGAATTAAGTCCTCGGTTTCGGATGAAATCTGTTCCAATTATTATTAAAACTTCCACTGGCGATCACACTCAAGACACGTCACAAATGTTGTCATCGGCTCATCTGCCGACCGCGTCTGCATCTGATAATAGTCACACTTAGTTTTCTTCTTGCAACCGGAACACCACATCATAATTGAAGCACTTTCACTCTTCGAGTATAGATTCTTTTCACTTTCAATTGCTTGCTCGACTACATCTTTCCAACGATATTGACATAGTTCAACCGGTGATAATTGTACGAAACTACGGGGACTAATTTCGTTATTCTTCAATTTTTGAAGCCAATTCTCATTGTTCTGCACATAACTATCCGAACCACGCAAGTTCTCATATAGGGAGACTGCGCGATTTCTGTAAATGTTCCAGAAGATACGATTACTCCAATCAACTTCAATCCCCTCTTTAATCGAATCATCACTTACTGCATGTAGAATGGAGTGTTCAAGTTCTTTTACGATATGGTCATCCATGATTAGTTCGAGAAAATTACGAATTACAATGTCACGAATAGCACAATCAATAAACACATTCTTCGACTTGGTTTGGATAAGACGAATGGGATATACTTGCTTTACAGTTCCATCCTCGTCTACAACGGGAGCCTCTTCGATTTCTTCTTCATCTTCTTCTTCACGGTCTACTCCATCTTCATCTTCATCTTCTTCATTGTTAAAGGTCCACTCTTCGTATAACAGAGAATAATCGTCTGATCGTAGATTAGTATACTCCGACGCACTAGATTTATACTTTTCTTCATCATCTTCAGACATGAGAATGACAATATGACCAGTATATGATTCCTCGTCAAATGGTGATGGCAAGAGATGTTGATTTATTGAATCATCTTCTCCGGCAACGGAAGCGAACATATTAAGTTGAAAGTTTTCCTTCAGAGGGTGGGTGAGGTTTCCTTGAAACTGATAGCCGGTATTCTTATACTTTTTACGAATCCATTCCAGAACATCTGTAGTCTTTGGTGGAATTTGTACTTCGCCGACAAGTCCTTCTTGCGAAATAGAGACCGCATATACCATTTTGTAAGACATTTGAATAAATGTACCGAAGTCCGTTTTTCTTTTGTAAAAACGGATTACTATGTTTCTATTGTGTAGAATATTAATAAAATGAACAATAATAGTAAGTGGATTCCTACGTGGAAAGCAACTGAACAGGCTAAGATGGCTACTCAGAAAGAACTTAACGATGATGTTCAGAAGGGACTTACGAAGACTGAGGATAATTTTCCAGCTCTAGTTCCTACACCTACCAGCACTCGTGTTTGGGGGGGTGATAAAAAGTTTAGTGATCTCGCGAAAGAGTGGGATACAGACACTCAGCTAAAAGCTGAAAAAGCCGCTCAGATGGCTGAGTTTGAGAAGACAAAGACAATGCCTGGTCGCTTTATCATGCCGAAGTTTAACAACAAACAACACTATGTTGAGAAGTCCGATTTTATTGAAGACAATGAACCTGAGGAGATGAAAATTCCTGCAGATAGTGTCTGGAAGGTTGTTGATTATAGCAAGAATCGTCGGCACAAAGAGAAGAATATGGAGGAGATTGCGAATCGCCCTCTTACTCCTGAAGAGGAGGGAACTGCGTGGGTCGAGAAGGACCTAAATCAGACCTGCTGGGAAGATCGCCGTTAAGCAACCATAAAACTAGTATAAAGTTTTGTTGCAGCTGAAACTGCAGGAGCTGACGGGTTTAGTATCATTTGTATTAGTTTGCCAATAGAATCATATGCATATGTAAAAAAGTCAATTAGGTATCCACGAATCGTAGAAGCCATTGATTCCGTATAAACGGCAGGAGTGACTAAGAAGTCAGCATTTTTTGTTTGCCATGCCGCGTATGCACCTAACGTTACTGCACATATTAGAAGTATTACATCTAACACTTGCATTGCTTCATTTTTACTGTACATATCCGATACAAACTTGGTAACACCAGAAACAGCAGTAGCTTTTGCCTTCTCTCCTTTCACATCAGGAGCAGATACAGGTTTCACGTCTTGCTTCTTACCCAATCGCTTGCATCGCATATATGTTTTATTATCATGGGGCATTGGGCCACCGGGTAAAGATGCGATATCGTTAAAAAAGACCTCACGATCTCCTAGTGGTTGAATAGACCGAGATCCAGGAGCATTTGTCTTTACTAAGTTGGCAAAGTCATTAGGATCCATATTGATCATCGCCTTAAAGACAACCCATTTTGCGGATTCACATCCGGGAAATACCATAGATCCATCGTAAACGTAATAAGATCCAGTAGGCGGAACCATCATGTTAAGTCCCCAATTTTCACCCAAATTTACAGTAGTGTAAGGCTTAGTTGTATCGGCAAATGTTACGAATGAATTAAAAAAGTGAGTAGCCGGTGTTTGAGCTGAATTTGCACGAACGAGTGAACTTACGCAGAGAAACTTGCCAGTCGGATTTGTAAAAATTGCAATGACTTCAGCATCTGCTTGAATATTTTCAATTGTGTGATGACTGGGGTGATTCACGACGACCTTAGTGCATGTGTAACCCTCCCCGTTAAACTTACAAGACCCAAGGCCAGCTTCGTTATCAACAATAAGTCCTTCATCGCCAACAATGACATTTGCCTGAGGAACCATAACATCGTCCATCACAAGCTCACACATTAAGTCACATGGTTTTGCACTTGATTGTGACAAATTGATAGGGCTTTGGTTTGGAACCGAACATGATGCCGGGAATGTAGTCGACGAGCTGAACACACTCATTTGTAGTCTAGCAGTATTTTGTATCTGAGAAATAAGTAATATGGGTGGAAGTCAGTCTACAACGTCTCCACGTTTTCAATATGCTAGTATATTTGCTATGTATCTTCCTGTTACATATGTCATGACTGGAATCTTAAGTGATATTGTTACTCAACAGTTTAAGGAATCTGGTGCAAGTTTGGCAGCTATTCTAGGTGTATTGATGAATAAAATTGGTAGTATGATATTTGTAAGGTTTGGGTCTACAACACAAAAACTACAAGAAGCAATATCATATAACGGTGATATATCTACACTCTATACGCGCGTATACAGAGGCTGTACTGTACCTGGATTTGAAGATTTGGAAAGCATATTGGCACCTCAATCATTTGTTGTCATCTTCTCACTGTATTTCTTTTTCTTGATTGATATTTTACTAAATAATCCTGGACAGTCTGTAGCTGGACTTTCTGGATTAGCTGCAGTTGCACTACTTATCCAAGGGATGCTTCTATCGGTAAATATGTGCTGGAAAGCAGAGTATTACTGGATGAGTGTTTACATGATAATTCCAATTGCTCTTTCAGCAGTCTTTGGTGTTCTAGGTGCAATTGTTGTTGGGTTCTCGACTCAAGCGATACGCAAGGTATTACCGAATGCTTCAACAGATACAAATATTAATCCTAATACGTCTGGTGGTTTTGGATCAACTCGTTCGGTAACCGCGCCTACAGGTGGTTCTGCTCTGCCGCCAGTAGGAGGTCCTACGAGTGGTAGTTCAGGAAGTTCAGACGAAAACCAGTTTGTTTGTGAAGCATACAAAAATGGTGAACTAGTTACTTCGACGATTGCGGAGTAGAATTATTCTTAATATACGTCTTTGCGTTTTGCATTACCTTAAAGTAAGGTAATACTGACTCTCTGTTTGTACACTTCTCTGAGTAAATATCTTTACCTGTGTCGTTTTTTACTACAACTACAAGGCATGGAATTGGTCCAACACCATAGCGTTGAATTAGATCGGTCTTCGTATTGCGGACATCAACTGACACCCATTCCACATCTTCAAAATCTTCTTTCAGTTCTAGCATGCTTGGCTTTAGATTCATACAAGGACCGCAATCAGCAGCCCAATAATGATATGCTACAGCCTTCATTCTTCCTTAGTTATTGTAGTATTGCCTGCGATTAAATGATTCGCAGAAACCAGACGATACTGGTTGTTTCTATGAAGTTTCTGTTTCACGACTTCAAATCCGTTTTTCTTAACAGTCTTTGAAAGAGCAGACATAAGTGCGGCATTAAGTGCAGTTTGGTCAATCTTATCCAAATTTACCTTACACCAGTCAATAATGGTTCTTTCTGAAACCGGGGGACCCATTAGTTGAAGAGGACAACCTGCGATCGGACTTTCTTTGTTACTTTGAATAACTTTTACTTCCTCTTCGGGATGCAGAATGTGAACTGCCATCTTGTCAACCATCTCATTATGTTTGCTAAACTCATCAGTCCCCCCAGTATGCGCAGCTACATGAATAATCATGTAAGACTTAAACTTTGCAAGATTGCGCGAGGTCTCTTCAATGATATCGCGATTCTTTACAATACCACCTGCTGCAGTTTTCCAATCATTTTTAATCCAACCCTGAATCCACTTTGTCAAACAATCTTTTGAATACATTGAATCGGTATAAATTTTAAGATCGACCTCATCAGACGCAAACTTGGAAAGTACAATTTTTACAGATTCAGCAATTGCAAGAAGCTCTCCACGGTTGTTTGTTTGAGCATCGGTTTCAGGTACACGTTTTGCTATAGAAAGTTCCTTATTTTCGGGAAACCAACACGCATATGAAGCACGAGCTCCCTTCTTTCCGTTTCCTTCACAAGCACCGTCGGTAAATACTCGAATAGTGGTCATATCTGTTTTATGTTTGGTGTATGAAAGTATGTTGAAATCCGTTTTATAATACAACGACTTTGAATAGCAGGTTGTATGGTTGTTGGATCTTCAACGTGAAACCAAACACGTGATCTGAATGATTTTTGTTCGAGTGAGCGACGAATCATTTGCTGACACGCATATGTTAAAAACTCAGAATGCCAAATAAGCAAAATTCGAAATCGTGTCGACTGGCGTTTGGGAATTTGACTAATCCACGTATCGAACCACGATGAGAATGTATCAACAGAATTCATTTCAGTTGCATCAATTTCATAAAATTCACATGTAGACTCGTGTTTTGCTTTGTAGTTTACCCATACCTTCTGCGTTTCGACATCATTGAGTGGTTCAAAAAATAAATAATGAGGCGGTGGAAAAAGCAACTCCATTACTATTCTATTTTCTTAATCCGTAGATGGTGATACAATCTTCTTTACGGGAATATCCTTTGATACAATGTATAAGCTGTTCTCCGTCATTACAATGTAACAAGTCTCGCAACCAAAAACAGACTGAATCGTTGACGTGTACTCATCATCCGACTTAACTAAATACTTTGTACTATCCTCCTTGACACCGATGCAACACTTCTTATCAAGACTCTCACGAAAATAATCAAAATAAATAGGCTTATCTTCTGCCATCGAAACTTGGGCCGCGCGTAGCAATACACTTGGCGGAGGTAGTGAATCGGCGGACATTTGTTCTATATCCTGTTTCAACTTCATCTTATTGAACGCATTTGAGTGTGTCCTCCATTTTAAATCGAGATCGCATGTTCAGACTCTTCAGCTCTTCTTTAGGTGTCTTGAGAAATACAGCAATTCCATCTCGCAAAAGCCCACGCAGAGACGATGATGTCTTAGGGATCAACTTTGCCGTCTCAGAAAGAAACTCAACAAATTGTGTTACATTCTCCTCGACTTGCGGTGTCTTTACAGCTCGGACAATGTCGTCCAAATCTTTCATAACAAGCTGAATTGATTTTTCTACCGTCGACTCTGCAATTAGGTTTTGATTATACAAATAGATGATGAACTTGGCATAGCCTCGTCGCTTATCTTTCTGCATTGACCACTCGATCACCTTCTTATCAAATGCAGGGTCGCCTGAAGCAGGGAATACAATCGTTTCGGTCATGTTATACAGTTTTGGGAACAACTCAATCTGGGTACTCAAATCATCCAGAATATCAGGAAAGATGAGAGACAGACGCTTGGCAAACTCCGACATTACAGATGCATATGCATTTTGGGTAATAGCCTTATCAAATAGAAGCATCGTTACACGTAGACGAAATTGATCATCGCGTTTCTGAATATATCCAGTTGCATCATTTGAAAGCTTTTCCATGTTTGAAGCCGTGATTTTGTTGAGAATACTAAAGATTTCAGAATACTCCGGATCTTCACGTTCCTTAACTCGCCGGACAACATCTACAAGTGCAGTCTCTCTCCAATTTGCGGATAGAGCAGGCTTATTCCTGAAATTATTATGTTTAATGTGCATGGGCCTTATAGGCTTGTAAATCACCGGAACAATCCGGAGCTTTGCAATATTACCCTGTACCATTTGGGGCAAAGGAAGCTTCGCACCAAATCGAACAGAGTATACATTTTCCACAGTCAGTGGCATTGTGTTTTTATTACTCTGTTAATATGAAAAACGAATCCATTTTTAATGATAAAATTATATAGTACAAAAATGGAAAAAACTCCATTCGAATATACTTGGGTTTTGTGGTATCACGATCCCGACAACAAGGACTACACGATTCGAAGCTATGTAAAGATTGCGGATGTAAATACAACACAACAGTTTTGGACTGTTGTAGATGCAATCTCTAAAGAAGCATGGGAATCAGGTATGTTCTTCTTTATGCGATATGGTTTCGAACCACTCTGGGATGTTCCTGAAAATGAAGCAGGGGGTGCTTGGTCCAAAAAGATTCCAATCGGTGATATTCATTCTGCGTTTGTAGACATGATGGTACATTGTGTTACCAACCAGTTACTTACAACCCGTAAGGAGACTCTTGTTGGCATTACTGTATCACCAAAAGGACCGTTCTCAATTTTAAAGATTTGGAATACAACTACAACGGTCTCTACAAATGACTACCTAAACAAAGAAATGAAGTATGTAAAGATCGGAGATGATGTTACGTACACAGCCCATAAAGCTCGTCCTAAGTAGATACAATGCAGATAATTGTAGATATTAATCGACAAATAATAATTGAGAAAATAGCAATGTTTTTGAACAATGTAATAACATTTTTATATCAATGGTTAACTACAGATGGTGAAGTTTTAGGCTATATTTTGGGAACTATTCATGTTATTTTGAGTATATTCATTCTTGTTTGTGTTTTTGTTTGTCATACGGTATATCCAATTTTTTGGTTTCAATGTGTAGTATTTATTTGGTTATTTTTAATTTGGATACAACACGTAGTTTTAAAAGTTTGTGTAGTTATAGTAGCAGAAAAGGGGTTAACAAAGAATCATTCACCGTACTATGAAATTATGAGTGATGTTTTACATAAAATTTTTAATATCCAGTTGAATGATTTCGTTACTTACTTATTAGTTGCAGAGACAGTTGCAGTCGCATGTTTTGGACTTGAAATTGTTTCTGTATTTTCGGCATATATTCAAAAAAATATATTTATCTAAGTAGTTGAACAAGGCATCAAACAGAGCTTAATATCACCTAGGTTAGCAACTACATAACGAATCATGAGAAACCAATCGTTCTTCATGTGAATTTCTAGGTTGTTACAAAGGTTAGTACACTTGGTAAAAAGAACAAGATGCGGAAGTGAAAAATTGCCAGTCACAATTTCATCTCCTGCTTTCTTCTGAATACTGAACTCATTTTCTCCATCACCCATAACAGTTGTTCGAGATGCAAAATTTCCTTTACAACCAAAGGTCAAAGAAGCTCCTACATTCTTAATTTCAACCGTCTTTGCTCCAAGAAGAGTCATATCACGACACATTTTCTGAAAGTCTAGAGACGGCATAGTGATATGGGTAGAAAACTCAGTATCAGGTAGCTGAATATCCGGCTCATCGCGATCAAGTAGGTTCAGCTTGTAACGCGTTACTTGCTTACGATCACCATCCTCTAGCAGAATACCCAGTGTGTTAGGATCAGCCTTATCAATGTAGAACGTGATTGTGTCATCATTGGTTGCTGTACGAACAATGCGATATAGGTGATCAGTATTCACACCAATCAAAAACTTAGGGGAATCGTGGTTATACGCATACTTTTCGAATTTATCCGCATAGAGACGAAGGTGAACAAGAACTGTACGAGTGTTATCCATGGCAATCATGCGAATACCATCCTTATCAAAATGAAGACTCATTTCGACTAGAATGCACTTGAGAGCCTCTTTGAGAGTTCGAACAGCTCCGGTTTGGACCGTCTTGGCCTCGACGATATACTCCGGCATTTTTTATTCTAAGGGCAGTTCGTCTAAAGGGGTATCACTCCGCAAAATGGAAAAAGGGCTTCGCCTTTCATTCCCCCGGTGTTGGCCTCCGGGTAGCACCTGACCTTACTGGTTAGGCTTTTTGATCCTTCTGGATCACTGGCACGAGCGCCAGCACGGTCCGCAGAGCGTAAGCATCGGATCACCAGTCGTGGTGAACGTTGCGCCGCAGCTGCAGGTGTTCTGCGTCATCCCCGACCGAAAGCGGTAGAAGAAGTTCGACATTTTTGAGTGTGTTCTTGGCTTGTGTTGCTTAGAAGATGCTCGATTACTATTCTATTATTTGATTTTTATAAATCCGTTTTGCGTTCATGAGTTTACAATGAAAACATACAGACAAACAAATGAGCGAAACTGAATTTGCCAAGAACCACCTTCGAGAGCACATGAGCGGACTTCTCGTCCCTCCTATCTCCGAGGGCTTCTGGAGCATATATGATTCATCAAAAAAGCTATGCGAAAGCAATGGTCAGATGGACCAAGTTCTTCGCACATTTCAAAATATGCTCACTCGCATTCCCGAATGGTCAGACGTCACCCTATCCACAGAAGTCGAGCGAATTGTAAAAATATCTAAATGTACCTATCTAGATGACCTTCTTATGGGGGTGTTCATTTCTTACATGAAGTCGTTTGCATCTCTTCACTATCGCGGTTCATCGTCTCAAATCAAAATTGAATTCGAGCGTCCCAATTTTACCAAGTTCGTTCATGAACTATACAAGCATTCTGCTCGTAAGATCTGGCAGGTCGCTTACCTATTTAAGACGGTCGGCGTAGCGGCTGAACAGCAGGCTCGTAATCGTCAAGACGTAGAGAAACTCATCGGGGACTGTATGGAACAGGTTATCCGTACGTTCCTTCCTTGGGAGCAAATTGCAAAGAACTACTTTGTAGATACGCCCACTGATGTACCGTCCCAGCCTGCCGCTGCCTCGAAGTCAGTTATGTTCGAGGATATTCGTGAGGAAGACGATTCGTCTGATGAAGAAGATGAAGATGAACGTCCTAAGATGAAGGTATCTGATGAAGTGCAGACAATTGAAATACAGGAATTTGAAAAACCTGCAGAAGAATCAAAAGTTGTAACAATTCAAGCCGAAGTCGATCCTTTGAAAGAAATCGAATCAAAAATTGGCGAGTCGCTCGTTCTAAATATGTAAGTTTTCACTGTAAACGAACACAAATGATGATTGTTATAACTGCCGTTGCAGTTGCTCTAGTTGTGTTTATCCTTTATGCTCTTGAACGTAAATCAAAAGACAAACCCATCGACTGGATTGATGCCGGAAAGCTTACACTTTTTGGTGGACTTCTTTCGTCAGGTGTTGTTTTTGCAACGACATCCGATGTAGCAACTACTCTTACTGAAGCGGTAACAAAGGTCGATATTTCGTCTGTACAAGATATGTTTGTGGGAACTCCTTCTTTTTAATCGATATTGAGGATATCACTAAGTCCAACGGGGCTTTCAATACCATAGATAGACTTTAAGTGCTCAATCTCTCTGCGTGGCACAGCGCATTCTCTCGAATGACGAGCAATTGCCTTATATAAATGAAATCCATGATAACGATCGTGATGAGGATCTTTCTTTCCAAACATAAGGGAAGACCCATCATCCTGCTTTAGCCAACGAATAAAGAAGTTAAAGACTGTATTCATTCTATACTGTTCATGATCAGGTCCTTCAGGAAATAGGTCCCAGAACATCGATGTAGCAAGACGAACAAGATCAAATGATGAATTTGGTTTCACACTTGTAAATTTATTATTATAAAATGGTTCGGAATTGTACTGACCACCGGCTTCTTCGTTAACAGAAAAATGATCACTCATAAACGTTTTAGACTCCTTCATTCCTGCTAGACGGATTGAAGTTACACCACGCTCAAAATCAATGATCTTAATCAAATACCCAAATGTTGGAACTTTATAGAATGATCCGTTGCAATTGTAATATAAGAATTCTTGAGTTGTTTGGACATACATTACATTATTTGAATGAAGATCATTATGTGTTAGGCCAAAGTTACGCTGGGCAAACGCAAGAGCAAACATAACTTGAGAAATCCATGCAAGATGTTTTTCAGTTTCCACATTTTCAGTCATAAGCTTGTATAGAGTTCCTTCACATTTTTCCATAATAGTAGTTTGTACAGGAACATTTGAAAATGTTGCCCAAGCAAATGGTTCATCAGTCGCTTCTTCATCTACTGAGCCTTCATCATTATCATCTTCACAATCGCAAGATGACACTTTGAATATATAAGATGTCGATACAGATGATGAATCGCTTTCATCGTCTTCTTTATCCGAGCCTTCAATTAGCCGTTGTATATCAGCTATTTCTATTTCTTCTATATGATCTACGTTCAGATCTTCAACACCATCAAGAGTTACTGTTTCTCCCAAATTGAGGTGAGGACGAGACGTACGAGTGTGTTGAAATTCTGATGCATCGTGAACGTGATCAGCGAGTTTTAGATCAAACGTCTTACCGATATTTGCACTGAACCATGATCGTTCGCTTAAGTCTTCATAGTCATCTGAAATATCAATTGTATGATTCTTTGAAAGACCACTGAACACACCATAAACTTTAGGAAAGTGTTGGCACTTAGACTGAGATAATACAGCAGATATAATACTTCCAACATAGGCAGCATTATGATGGGATTGTATCTTCAACGACACCTCAGTTGATTGTCCACTTGATGACGGAAGACCAATTGTCGAGCCATATTCACCTTGCATCCACTTAAATGGACTTAAAATCATGGTGGTTTTACAGTGAACGAGTTTTTGATCAAATTTTGTTGTACGAATTAAATCACGAGATAAAACAGATGACACTTCTTCGTCAAATCGTATACCGTAGTCTCCTACAATTTCGAGATCGTTTGTCTTGAATAAGACTTCAAGTGAAGGAAAAAATGGCTGGATAGAATCAATATTCCAATGAGTAAGAGCACTTCCGCGTATATTTGAAAGCGACCACTTATGAAGAGAGAGTGAAATTGAAGAAGCCTTTAGTTCAGTCTGCTTACGCTTCAGCATATTATTACTTCGTGTACAAACCAAAAGCAAAAACTTCACGCAGTATAGTTAATATGAACTTTAACATCAAAAAGTTCAATATCGACATGCTAAAAGATCGATGTGAGATTGATTCTCGGAAATCTCCAATGATCGTTATAATTGGAAAAAAAGATACGGGCAAATCATTCTTAGTTCGCGATATTCTCTATAATACACAGGGAGCATTTCCAATTGGAACTGTTATTTCTGGAACTGAGGTCGCCAATGAGTTTTTTCAACATATGGTTCCTTCTAAATTCATTTATGACAAGTATAAACCAGAAATTGTAATGAATATGATTAGGCGCCAGTTATCTGTAAAAACAGCTCGAAACCAAGATAAAGGACGTGGTGGTAATTCTTCTATTGACCCTCGGGCATTTCTAATTCTAGATGACTGTTTATACGATGCTACTTGGATTAAAGAGGAGTCAACACGTTACGTATTCATGAATGGTCGTCATATTGATTTAATGACCATCATTACCATGCAGTATCCTCTTGGTATTACACCTAATTTGCGTACAAATGTAGATTTTGTATTTATTCTACGTGAGAGTATTGTGAATAATCGCAGACGTATTTATGACAATTACGCCGGCATGTTTCCTACATTTGATATGTTTTGCCAGTTCATGGACCAATGTACTGAAAATTTTGAGGGACTAGTAATCTGCAACGGAGTTCAGTCGAACCGCCTTGAAGATCAGGTTTTTTGGTATAAAGCTAGTGACCACCCTGAATTTAAAATGTGCGATGATTCGCTGTGGGTAGATAATAAACAATTTTCATCTACTATGTTGGCGTCTAGCGATTATAGTTCGGAAACAATGAAAGCCAGTAAGAAGAATGCAGGTCCGTGGGTACATGTAAAAAAGACAGGTTGACCTAAACAACAATTCCCAGCGTAGTGAGAAATGCCGTTTGTGAACCAAACAAATAATGTAAAACTTCACCGAACAGAAACATACCAATTACAGATTTCCAAATGGGGACACCCCATACATATGTTACCATTACCGCGAGCAAAATTGTTCCGATAATGTCAACTAAAGCAAATCCGAAAAATCGACGACTATGAGCACCTTCTCCGGGTTTTCCAAAAATAAATGCATACGGATGAGGATCCATTATTTATAGGTCGCGAATCGCACCTTCAGTCGGATGAGCGGGGCGAGAGATTGCATCCGATAGCTCATCGGCATCCACTAGGCCAGCGTCCTTCTTGGAATCAGCAAGAGCTTTCTTGCGACGCTCATCGTTCTCCTTCTTCTGCTTCTCGATCTTCTGCGTCTTCTCTTCCTCGAAGAAGATTTCACGATTGACCTCGTTCTCCTTGTACTTGCGCATCATCTCATTGAGCTCCTTCTCAGCATACTCAACTTCAGGCATTAGGTGTTCAGAAGGATCCCACGGTAGCCAGCAGCCAACCTTGCCAACGTACAGACTATCCTTGGGGTAACGACGCTGTAGAACTTTGGCATACTGCTGACACTCTTCAAGGTTAGCAAACGTACGACGAACCTTGACGCCACGAACATTTGTACGGAACTCGACTTTCTCGGTAAACTCGGACTCAAGATCCTTCTCGTGCTTGAGGAGGAAAACCTGATACTGTTCGTGTACATCTGTCTTCTTGACTTCATCATTGTGGACCTTGGTAAATTCGGCCATGTCGGCAAAAAGATCTTCGATTTTGAGTGAATACTTCTTTGCAATAAACGCCATGAGATGTTCCATACCCTTCACTTTCCAATCATAATCCATAAACTCGATAAACTTTTCATTAAAGAATTCGGCCTTCTGTTTAATAACTTTCTCTGGACTGAGGAAAGAAATTACACAGTAGCGCTGCGTCGGGATCTCAGGATCTTCATCAAGATAATCGATTGTAGATCCGTCATCCTCAGATTTGGGAAAAGACTCGCTTGGCATTTGTTTATATTAGACAATCAACTATGAAAATACTTTTTTAACGACGACGTCTGCGGCGACCACCTTCTTCAGTCCTTACGAAAGGATTGGGACCACGGTCCGGACGGGGACCCTGTTGCTGTGGACCCGTATTGCCAGGTAGAAATGTCTTTTTTACCTGATCTATTACAGTTGGAGTAACTGGCTTAGCTACTCTGCGAGCTAAAATATCAGAACATTGAAATTGGACTATATAAAACATACGGACAATAAAGTTGAATGATCCAATTGCATAAATCCACCCATAAGATGCATTTTGAGCTTTCTCAGGTGAACTGTTCGCAATATCAACAATAAAAACTCCCAATAAGATATCTGCGGATAAACTACCAATAATTAGAAGCCCGGCTACAAGATTGAAATAATCAGTATGCTTTTCAAAACGAACCTGTAAAAGATAATATAGCAAATAAAGAGTTACAAACGTATTTAAGACCGCCGATGATACTAAAAGTCCAATATCAATTTCTCCACCTTTTCCGGTGTGGTCTTGGTATTGTTGCTGTGCTGTAGCTGATCCGTATATCTGCATAATATATGCTCCTATCGCCGCTAGGACAATAAATACAGTTATTCCTGTCTGTATTAGACTCATTTGTTATTAGTGCGAACTTTTATATTTGGAACGCACTTATCGATACCCATTGTCTGTTGCATCATGATTGGTGCTTTACAACCGGAACATGGGCATTTTTTATGCTCGTGTCCTAAAATGTGTCCGACCTCGTGAGACACCATATATTGTCTGTAATTTTCAACACCTTGTCCGCTTTTTATTGAACCACGGAACCAACGATCTGCGTTTAGATACATATTGCGACCTCCAAGTTCAGCACATGACAACTTAGATGGCAAACCACACATTTTTGTAACTGTTCGTGGTGACGACAATCGTATAGAAATATCTTCGTTTTCTGTTACAGAATCAAAAAAATATCCGTCATTTGACCAACCATCTGGATCGTTTAAATATGCAGTAATCGCAAGGGATATTTGATCTGAATTACGAATATAATACTTTTTTGAAACATCTTCGTCTATACTGACACGAAATGTTTTACGCATATCTACTTTAAACGAATATTTTCTCTCGTAAACTCTATAAAATGCCTGAACAGAAACAAGCTCAGGGAAGTGGTATCGACATGGGCGACCTAGTAAGCCGTGCAGTAAAATATCTTCTTGAGGGCCTCGCGGTGGCCATTGCGGCGTTCATGCTACCTGGTAAGGTAATGAAGCTTTCCGAAATTGGCATGATCGCGCTTGTTGCTGTAGCTACGTTTGCCATCCTTGATGTATATGCCCCTAGTGTTGGTGCATCTGCCCGCACAGGTTCGGGATTCGGTATTGGCGCTCACCTAGTTGGCTTCCCGTAAAAATATATACCAATATATAAAATGATCAGAGGACTTCACACCCCCGCGATGCCCCCTGCAGCCCCTGTAGTAGTACGTGCTGCTGTTAAACAAACGTTTACTTCAGGTACACCTACGTCATTTACGTTTGA